CAGTTCCTGCAGTACCGCGGCCGGTGGTACCAGTCCGACCACAACCGAGGGAAGTCGAAGGCGCCAACCCTCATCAACTCGACGCCCCAGCGTGCCATGCGAATCAATAACGCGGGCATGATGGCGGGCGTCACGTCACCGGCGAGGATCTGGTTTCAGCTCACGGTGGACGACAAGACGCTCAAAGAGAAGCAGAGCGTCCGCGAGTACCTGGACAAAGTCGCCCGGCTCATCCGCGAGGCGCTGGCCCAGGGGCGTTGGTATCAGGCGCTGGCCGCGTCCGTCTATCCCGACCTGAGCGGTATAGGCACGGGCGCCAACTGGATGGAAGCCAACCCAGAAGGGGGCATCCGCTGCGAAGGGCTGACGCCTGGCGAGTATTGGATTGACGTCGACCAGAATGGCATCGTGGACACCATCTTCCGCGAGCGGACCATGTCCGTCCGGACACTGGTGCAGCGGTGGGGCCTCGGTGCGGTCTCCGACAACGTCCGCAACTCATACAAGAACAACGAGCTCGCCCGCCAGGTGGTGGTGGTCCATGCCGTATTCCCCAACTCAGACTGGAAGGACGGCGCCCTCGGCCCGCAGGGCATGAAGTACGCAAGCCGCTGGTGGGAACGAGACACGGCACACGGTCAAGGGTTCCTGGCTCATGGTGGTTACGAGGAATTCCCCGCCCAGGTGCCCAGGTGGCTGGTGGTCTCCCAGGAGTGTTACGGCCGCGGGAGTCCCGGGTGGGAAACGGTGGCAGACGCCAAGGCGCTGCAGCACCGCGAGAATCGAATGTATCGCCTGGTCGACAAGACTGCAGACCCGCCGATGGTGGCGGTCGACAGTCTCCGACACAAGCGGGTGAGCCTACTCTCGGCAGACGTCACCTACGTCCCCGGGGGCACTGCAGGCGCGGCGGGCTTCCGACCTGCGCAGGAGATACCTCCGCAGGCGCTGACCGTGCTCCACCAGGACATCGAGCGGCACGAGGACAGAATCGAGAAGGGGTTCTTTGTCGACCTGTGGCTGGCCATCCTGACGGACAACCGGGCATCGCCACCGACTGCGACCGAGGTGACTGAGACCCGGCAAGAGGTCATGCTGCAGTTGGGTCCGCTCTTGACCCAGCTCAACAACGAGCTCCTCCAGCCGGCGGTGGTGCGATGTTACGAGGTGCTGGCCAGGCAAGGCCGGCTGCCCGCTCCGCCTCCGGAGCTCGCGAATGCTCAGGGGTCGGTGACGGTGGAGTTCATCTCCATCATGCACCAGGTCCAGAAGCTCACGGCCATCGTTGGGATCCGCGAGCTCATCTCCGAGATTCAAGCTCTCGCCTCCATCGGGATGCCGGAAGCCTTGGACAAGGTGGACAGCGACGCGATTGTGGACGAGCTCGGCGAGATCTTGGGCATCCGTCCGGACATCATCCGCTCGCCCGAGCAGGTCGAAGAAGTCCGACGAGCGAAGGCACAACAAGCTGAGGCCGCACAGACCGGCGAGGCGATGGTCCGTGCAACCGAAGGCATGAAGAATATGTCCGCCTCTGACCCTCAGAAGGTCAGTGAGATGGCGGCCATGATGGCTCCGGGCGCTGCGGCTGCCCAGTGGGGTGGTGGATGACAGCGCAAGGCAAGCTCATCGATGCGGGGGCTCTCCGGGCATGGAGGGACCGCGATCGAGATATGCACAGGGACGAAGTCCTGGCCCTCGAGGCGGTCATGTCGACCGAGAAGGGCAGGGAATTCTACTGCCGCGTGGTGTTCGATATGTGCGGCCTCGAGACTGAAAGCTTCGCCTGGAACATCAAGGACGGCCACTCTGCGTCGCTGATTACTGCGCACGCCGAGGGCCGTCGATGGGTTGGGCGCCAGTTGTTTTTAGAGGCTCGCGACGCGTTCCCGGAATTGGTCCGGAAGATGCTCGCCGAGCAGTTCAAGCGCGAGGAGGCGGAGTCTCTGCGCGAGCAGCGCAAGTCCGCCCCTGCAGGAGAAGACACACATGACAGTTGACGCAACCACCGACACCTCGGCCTCGACGGGCCAGGATGGCGGCGCGAGTGATTCCGCCGGCGGGCAGGGTACTGTGACCTCGATCCTATCGGGTGGGGACCAGCAACCGGCCGACGGCGCAGGCAGTGCAGATGGCGCGGGCACGGGAGACGCAGCACCAGCCGACGGATCGCCCAGTGAGGGGACCGGCGGAGACGCGGCGTTGGAGGTAACACTCCCGGCCGGGATGACCATCGACCAAGAAATGCTCGACGGTTTTACGGAAGTCGCAAAGGCGAGCGGGCTGACGAGCGAGAACGCCTCTGCAGTGGCAGCGTGGTACGGCGAGCAGATCGCGGCGACAGAGAAGGCTCAAAAGGACGAGTGGTCACGCACTAACCAAGAGTGGATGGAAACGCTCAAGGTAGACCCAGAGTTCGGGGGCCAGAAGTTCGACGCCACCGTGGCGCAAGCCAAGGCGGCGCTCGTGAAGTTCGGGGGCGCGGAGCTCTCAACGGCGCTCGAAACCGCGGGGATTTCAAACCTCCCCCCGCTTGTCAGGGCATTCGCGCGCATCGGTGCGGCGATTGCTGAGGACACGAGCGACGGCAGCAAGGGGGGCGGTCCTCCTTCTGCATCCAATCAACCAGATTTCGGCGATATGTACCCAAGCATCAAGGAGGGGTAACGCCGAGCAGGAGTGAATCATGAGTCTCGACAGAATCAACTTGCTGGACGTGGCGATGCGTCTGGACCCGGACAAAAAGACCGTGGCACGCATCGTCGAGAAGCTGGACCAACACAACCCAATGCTCCAGGACGCTCCGGCCTTTGCCGGTAACGCTCCGATGGGCAACGTGGTGACCAGGCGCTCGAGCCTGCCGACCGTCGGGTGGAGCCGCATCAATGAGGGCTACAGCCGATCAAAGAGCAGCACCGAGCAGCACACGGACACCATGGGCCTGCTCAAGGCCTTGTCCGAGACGGACACCGCCCTCGAGAAGATCCACGGCTCGGCGAAGATGGGAAGCATTCGGTGGGGCGAGGACAAGTCGTTCCTCGAGGCCATCTCTCAAGAGCTCACCCAGACCATGATTTACGGGAACGAGCTCACCGAGGAGGCGGCGTTCACGGGATTTCAGCCACGGCTCGAGACCCTGAACACCGGTATCACGGCCTCGCAGGTCAAGGCCCACCACGGTTCGCCGAGTGGCTCGGACTACACCTCAATCTACATCGTGGATTGGGGCGAGGATGGCGCCTCCCTCATCTACCCGGAAGGGTCGAGCGCGGGCGTGGACCAGAAGGACTTGGGGATCCAGTTGGTCAGTGATGCCGACAGCAACCAGTTCTCCGCCTACGTCACGCAGTTCATCGTGACCTTGGGCCTCGCGGTCAAGGACGCACGTCACATCGCCCGGCTCTGCAACATCGACGTGAGCCAGGCGCAGTCCGACACGTCGGTGCAGCTCGTCGAGTCCATGATCGACGTGCTCAACAGCATGCCGCCTCCGGATGGCTTGAACCGCGTGATCTACTGCCACCGCGAAATCATCGCGGCATGGAAGAAGCAGGTCATGGCGAAGTCCAACGTGTGGTTCTCGTTCGACGAGTACCTGGGCAAGAAGCACCTCATGTTCGACGGGCACCCGGTTCGTCGCGTCGACCAGCTCACCAAGTCGGAGAGCCTGGTCTCGTAGGCAAGAGGTCAAGCGGTAGGTGAAAAGGCAAAGGCAAGCGCGAGGCGAGACTTAACTCAACTTGAAGGAGGCAACTCATGTTGCTGGATAAAGAGCTTTACCTGACCCCGACGGCGGGCCAGTTGTTCAACGCTGCAGATACCGCGTCCGAGTACACCTCTCGGCCGCTGGACCTGCTGGCGTCGGCACTCAACCCCATGGTTGGCGAGCCTCTCGAGGCGTGGGCCATGGCCAAGGGTGCGGATTGCGACGTTGGCACCAGCCTGACACTGGCGATCGTCATGGACGACGACGGCGCCGGCACCAACGAGGTTGTGTTGGCCACGGTCACCAAGGCGGTGGCGGCGCTCCAGGTCGCCGATGGCGCGTTCCGTATCGGCACCCTGAGCCGGACGGCAACCCTTGGAGCGGCTGGCCGCTACATCGGTTGCAAGGTCACCACCAGCGGCACTGCCGCGACGGCTGGCACCATCGCGATTTGGCTCCAGAAGGGCAGCCACGTTGCGCCGGCCAATGAGGCCAACACGCTCTAGCCTGCGGGCTGAGCTCAACAGTTAAACCTAGAATCAGGGGCGCGGTCCGACGGGCCCGCCCCTGTTTCTGACGGAGACCAGCATGAAAAAAGGCAAGTTCTTTGTTCCGCAGGTGATGGCCCCGGGCATCGCTCGCCACCTGGTTGGATTCTTCAAGCCGGGCTCGCTGTACTACTGGCCGGACGGTGCGACGCCGGTGGATGAGAAGGGCGAGATCGAGAAGAACGCGGACGGCAAGGACGTGGAGTTCCCGAGCCTCAACCTCGTACCGATGGACGCCGAAGCCTATGCCATCCTCGTGAACTACTACGGGGCGGACACGGTCAAGGCACGGCACGGCGAGACGTTCGGCAACATCCCGGACGAGGCGCCCAAGAAGGGCGGCAAGAAGGCCGCGGCCTGGAAGGGTGTGGGCGGCGGCGGTGGCATCCCGAAGGGCAAAGTAGCACCGCACCCGGCCGAAAAGGGCCAGGACGCGGGCGAGTCAAAAGGCAAGGGCAAACGAGCGGCTGACCAATAGCCGGTCTGGAGGGGCGCCATGGCGGCGAGCTCAGTTGATATCTGCAACATGGCGCTCGCTGCCATTGGCGAGACCCAGTTCATCCAAAGCCTGACAGAGGGGTCGACCGAGGCAGACGTCTGCAACTTGTTCTATGACAAGTGCAGGCGTGAGGTATTGGAGTCTGCGGACTGGCTCTTCGCCACGAAGCAAACAGCCATTGCCGAGCCTTCAGGCGTGTCGCGGACTGGGTGGGACCACGTCTATACCTTGCCGGCGGACTGTGCTCGTCCGATCGCTCTGCTCGCCGATGGCGAGCGGGTGGGCACGTTCGTCAGTGGGGAGCGTCACGCGTTCGATATTCAACTCGACGATGACGAAGACGGGCGGCTGCTCTGTACGGACCTCGACATTGATAACGACGACTTCGAGGTCCTTGAGTATGTGGCGTATGTGACCTACGTCCCGATGATGCCCGAGCTCTTCGTGGATGCTCTGCTCTGGTTGTTGGGTTCGTGGCTGGCGCTGAGCATCCAGAAAGACCCGGCAAAGGCCGGAGCCCTGCGGGGTCAGTACGATACCGCACTGTTGAAGGCGGCGGCTGTGCAGTTCCAGGGGACGCAGGACGATCCGGAGCCTGACTCTCCGGGCATGGCATCGAGGAGCTAACAGTGAGCGAGAGTCGACCCAGGCAGGTGTCGTTTGCGGGTGGTGAGTTTGCCCCTGGCCTCTGGGGGCGGACTGATTACTCCAAGTATATGAGCGGCTGCCGGACGGCGCTCAACTTCTTCGTGGCGCCGCAAGGGTCGCTGGTGTCGAGGCCAGGGACCGAGCATATTCGCGAGCTCGTTACCACGACACAGGACAGTAGCCTCGGCAGTGGGATTGCGGTCCCGTTCATCTTCTCGGACACCGATGCTCTGATTCTCGTCTTCATCGACGATAAGCTGATGTTCTTCAAGTACGACACGACCACAGGGACGGTCGGGATCGTGGAGGCGTACGGCAATCCTATCTATGTCTCAACGCCCTACGCGGACAGCGAGTTGCCCAAGCTGCGGTTCGTACAGGTCGGCGACACCATCACCATCACGCACCCGACGTACCGGACGCGGGAGCTCAGGCGACTGACGTCCGATAACATCTCCTGGTCATTGCTGGCTCTGGATTTCACGACACCCGTTGCGCCAACCTGGGCGGGTACCGCGGCGGCACACAACGATGACTTAGGCGGACCGCCTCTGCAGCAACCAGGCAGCCAGGAGATCCGATGGTCCATTACGCGGGTAATGAAGAATGCGTCCGGCGATGTGTACGAGACACTGCCGCAAGAAGTAACGCAGCGGCTCACGTGGCAGGCAACAGAGTGGTATTCGCGTGCAGGGTATTCAGCCAATGATTGGGTGTGGGTGCCAGGGG